TCACAGGCAGGATCACTGCTAGTGTCGGGTGCTTCACATCCACTCGCGTAACCGGATGCTCGCCCAGTGCGGGCAAGATCAGGTTCACTGCTTTTAATAGATCCATGTTCTTTAGGCCCAAAAAAAAAGGGAGGACAAGCCGTAATGGCCCATCCTCCCTCTTAGTTACTGATTACTCAGTGAATCCGACAGCCACCGCATCTGGGCGGTGTTGGCCGACGGTGTACATGCAGTACGTGTCGAGCACCGACTGGAAGTGCTGTGGGTCGTCCCACTTGTGAACAGTCATGGACTTGGCCTCGACAGTCACCAGAGCCTTAGCCGGGTTGAAGATGATGAAGGCAGCCTTGGCCTCAGCAGCCGAGACGTTGAAGTCTGCGCCGAGGATGTGGTCAGTGATGACGCCGGTTGGGAAACGCGGAGTTTCAATGACGCGGGTGCCGTTCAGCCACGCAACACGACGGGCAGCGAAGTCGTTGTCGCCGTTGCCGCCTTGGTAGTCCACGTTCATCAACTTCTTCTCGTCCAGCAAGAGGTCGAAGATGTCCGGGTTCATCAAGGTGATGTTCGCCTTCAGGGAACCGCCGAGGTCGCGCTTAACGAACTCCTTCAGCAAGCCCTTGTGGGTCTTCACGATGATGCTAGCTTTCACTTCATCAGCGGTCTGGGTGGCAGTCGCTACAGCGGCGTTCAGGCCGGTAGTGGTAGCCTTCAGGCCGTTCTTGAACGAGCCAGCCAAGTGCGTAGGGGCCACGAAGGCCGAGCACTTGATCAGGGTGATGATGTGGGCTTCGTCGAACGCCTTAGCGTGTGCCGAGCCGTGTTCAGCCGAGTACTCCGACTGGAAGTCAGGAGCGGTCCAGTCGTCTTGGTAGTCGAATGGGGTGCGGATGAACGAGGTGGTGTCCACGGTTACGAGGAACTTGTCGTTCGCAATGCGGGCACCGTCCAGCTTCTCACCGGACTTGCGGCCCTTCACAACAGCCGCACCGATGCGGTCGCCGCGCCAAGTGTTCGACTGGTTCATCACCGACTTGAAGCGGGTGAGGTTCATGCTGCGGAACATCGACTCGACCTTGAACGAGCCCTCTACGTCGCCTTCGTAGGCTTCGATGTGGATGTCTTGGTCGGCGTTAGCGCCAGCCCACCAATCACGGGTGAGGGCACTAGCGTTGTATTCTGGGGTACCAGCCATGTGTAGCTCCTTGCATTAATGAGGGATGGCTGGGAGACGCACCTGAATCACCACAGACGGGCCGATCAGGTTGCGTTTCCTCTACCATTATATCCGGCTTCAAAGGCTGGGCTTAGCGGCCCATGGTTTTGCCCATAGCACGGCGACCGAACAGCACGCCACGCTCTTGGGCGTAAGTCCGGGAATTGCGATCCAGCTTCTGGAGTTCGTCTTGGAACTGGTCCTTCGACAGAGCAGCCTCAGCGCCCGGTGCAGCTTGGCCTGTGATGAGGCCAGCAGGCTGTACCAGACCGCCGTTACCCTTGGCGAACTCCACGACCATCTTCGCAGCAGCGTCAGACTGGGCACGGATGCCGGAGTCTGCCATCTGGGCAATCACGGCCTTCATGTGCGCCGGGGCCGACTGGTTGAACACAGCAGCAGCTGCATGCCAGTTCGCCTGACCACCTGCCAGTGCATAAGCAGAGGCTACAGCAGCCTCTCCTTCTCGACCCGTATGCTCCACGAGGGAAGCAGCCAGTTGGGTAAGGTGCGCAGCATTGGCACCACCAACGGAGGCGATGTACGCCTTGTCGATCAGGGAAGCATCGCCGTACTCTACTGCCTTGGCGATTGCACGTTGCACATCCACGCCGGAGCCGGCGAGGATATTGCTCAGGCTGGATACGACCGGATCAGCCGAGGCCGATGGGGCGTACGCTTGAGCTGGGGTTGCTGGGGCCGCAGCTGGGGCCGCAGCAGCAGGCCCGGACAAGGCCGCCAGCAAGGCCGCGATGGTCGGATCTACTGGAGCAGGGGCAGCCGCTGGGGCTTGGTACTGCGGTGCTGGTGCAGCAGGCACTTGCGACACGAAACCATTAGTGGCATCGGCAGCGTTCGGGATCTGGTGTTGACCCTCACGGCTATGCACAGCGGCACCCGGACCTTGTGGGGCTGGTGGGATGGTGCCTGCTGGGATGCGTACTTGTTCAGTCATGGTTTAATTCCCTTGAATAGATTGGAGTGTGTCGGTTGCTTCAGAGGCTGCGGCTGCGTCCATCATCTGGTTCTGACCCTGCTGCTGCATCTGTGCGGCCTTGGCCTCACTAGCAAGCTGCTCGTCTGACTTGTAGATCAGACTGGTATCGACCGATGAACCAGCCATGATCATATCCATGATCTTCTGCCCGTCGATCCGCTTGTCCGTCTGGATCAGCGGAGTGATGATAGCGATTGCGTCCTGCGCCGCAAGGATAAGGTTCTGCACATCAGTGGCCCTACCGAGAGCCGGGATACCGGCAACGATGTTTAGCTCTACTGTGTTAGAGACGATACCTTCCAGCATGTCGCTATTTACTTCGGTTAGCAGGATGTGGGCAAACGGCACCTGCATACCAGCGGCCAGTGTGGAGTATGCCCCACCCAGTACGTTGTCAGCTTCCAGTGCGTCTTGCTTGATCTCGAACGCTGTGACGCGCTCTGCCTCACGGGTGTTCCCCTTGTACATGAAAGCGCGGGAGAGGTTAGTGATAACCGCCTCCAACTCGGCGCGCATGACCTGTAGCTTAGTGGCATCGCCGTTCTCGTACGCACTCACAGCACCGGGGGCGCCTTGTACGTACTCTCCGGATTCCGCATTAGCCAGCTCGTCAATGTCGGCACCCATACCGGGTGCTACAAGGTTCACCACCTTCATCAGCTCGATGCCGTACAGAGCCGCAGCGTGGGAGCCGTCAGACAGCTTAGCGAAACCGCCAGCGAAGTCCTCCACCAACCCACGCCCATAGTTCTCACCGGCAATCAAGCTCCACGTCACTACCTGCCAAGGGCACAGCAGTTCCGGGTACAGACCTGTAGTGCCGACTGGCACCTCGTCTGCCTCCTGCGTCACCTCGTAGTACACCTTCCCACTGGCGCCCTGCTTACGCTGGATGCGGGTGTAAAGCTCCACCGGTGGGCAGTCGTCGGTGCGAGCATACCGGGAGCGGTGCGCCATCCGCAAGGCTGATTGAACCGTGGGGCTCAGCGCCTCAATGTGCGTGTACTCTCGGATCACAGTATCGAGCAGGGTGCCTTGCCCGTCCCGCTTGCAGCTGAAGGACTGTAGCCCGTACGTGACGAACTTACCTGCCTTGCTGTCGCGGTAGATCAAGCCAGTGCCTGTTACGATCACATGCCGCAGCAGCTGGATCAGCTGGGCGTACGAGGCGTTCAGGAAGATCCGTTGGCACGACTTCTGCTCAAGCTGGGCGAAGTTACTCGTCAGCTCAACCTTAGTCATGCCCTTGCCCTCTGCCGCCTTCACTAGATCATCACTAGCGTCGATCTTGTAGAAAGGCCGGGACGACGGGAACAGCATTGCCGCCAGCTTGGGCGACAGGTTGTTCACCAGCAGCGCTCCGACCTCTTGGTAGTCACGTTCCAGAATGTGCTGTGAGCCATTAAGGGAGAGTGAGAGGTCGGCCATCAGCTGCGGTAGCGTCCAGTGAGCCATCTTGATGGCCTTCTGGATCACCGTGTCGTCGCGGTACTTCGAGAAGCGTTGCTTGTGCGAGATACGGTTCGAGTAGTCCATCAGCCCAACCCGAGGGTACTGGACAGACCAGACGCCTTCTTACGTTTGGCTGGGTCAGCTTCAGCCGATACCATATCAGCAGTGCCGCCAGCAATAACCGAGTTCAGGTTCTCACCCTTCAGGTCCGTCTGGAAGTTCGCCTGCATCAGCGCCAGTTGCTGTGCCTGCTGCTCTGCCTGTTGTCGGGCCAGAGCTGCTTGCTCAGCTGCCTGTCGTTGGGCATCTGCCTGTTGGTCTGCCTGTGCATCGGCGTTCTTCTGTGCCAGCTCAGCTGGGCTAAGTGCCTTGTCGGAGCCGTAGAACAAATCACCAGACGGATCTGGTAGACCCATCTTCTTGCCGTACTGGTGGCCCAAGTCGAGCTTGGCTGCCACCTTGCGAATCTTTTTGAAGAATCCCATTCAGGGTTGCTCCTTCTGTAGCGATTGCTTCAGCGTAGCCACTACGTTTCGTTGGCCTGCATGGTACAAGAACTTCTCGTGGGACGTGTCAGGTGTACCGACATGCTCAGGGAACATCTTGTCCAGATAGTCTAACTGGCGCTGCGTGAACTCCACTTTAGGCTGTGTAGGTTTCATAGGCCATCCATGTTCGTTTGATGTACCATTATACCCGGCTTCAAGAAGAGGCATTTAATATGTAGAGGGATTAACTATTAATATCCATATTTAATAAAGGAAGTATTAATACAATATCTATTCTATTTAATATCTCTTCTTTCCATTATATCCGGCTTCTAACAGAAGAAGAATTCAGAGGTCAGGGTTTGGTCTAGATCCAGCTGGCCTTTCATCGGTACCTCACCCTCAGCGCCTACTGCCCACAGGAAGTCAGCAAGGACATCGTTCGAGTACAGCTTAACGAACTGCTCACGGATGACCCGGTGCATCTCGTCCACGTCGCTTGGGTGCGTCCCGAAGGAGTCGTGGATGGCTAGGATGTCGTACCCTAGGCGCTTCATCTCCAACCCCACCATAGTCAGGTGGGAGGCGTCGAGGGCATGCACGAAGTTAGGGGCGATGGCGTTCTGCATGGCCATAGGGTTCGTGGAGTCGTTGAACTCCCGCACTAAAGCCTCCCTCGTCCCACAGGAACGAAGGTACACGTTGATTTCATCGAAGCCTTGGTAGTCATGCTGCACAAGGAAGCCGGTCGGAGTAGGCCACTCCATGCGCTTCCCGTTCGGCATCTGGCGGGCTACTTGACGCAGCCAGTGCATCGCAGCCTCGGAGGCCGGGACGGTGGCGCCAATGCCTTGGAACAGCTTCTTCGCGAGGTACATGCTCGCCCGGTACGCTGACACTCCTTCCGGGAACAGGGCGGCGCCCCACTCCTTCTCTGCAAATGCCTGCACGAACTCAGACGTTCCGCGCAGTGTTGCCCCGTACACGTACGTCATAACTGGTGTCTTGGCCAGATCCCGAGGCAGCTGCACGCTCAACCAGATGGCAGCGTACAGGCGGATTGTCTCGTCGGCAGACTCCAGATCCCTCTTAATGGCAGCTACGGTATTGGTAGCCACCCGGCTGTATATATCCTGCTTTGGCCCGACGAAGGCCTCGTCGATTAAGTTCACGTACCGGCCACCCGTCGGGTCGCGAAGCATCGCACTGAAGTGCTGGAGTCCGGAGCAGGTAGCGTCCATGTGCACCGGCAATCCAGTCTCGAATGTCTCCGGGTTCCCCGACGCAAGCGCCTGTGATAAGCAGTATGCGGCGCTGTACATTACCCATGGTGAGTCCTTCCCAAATGTCTCTGCGTTGTTCTCAGGCTCTGCTAGGGCCCTCTGAATGATGTGCCAGTTCTCGTCGGTCCACTCTGCCCGCTTGTCGAACCGTTCCTTGTCGAACCCGAACGAGTTCGCCACGGCAACCTTGAGCCAGTACAGACCCCGTTTCCCGAGCGGCTTCTTCCGGTGGAAGTGCAAGCACGCCTTGCTCAAGTCCGAGCCCTGTGGGTTCGGGCTGGAGCGGTAGTACCAGCGACCTCGGGTGTCACAGAACACCGGGAGCCAGAGCGGCCCCTGCGGCTTGCTGGCAGCCTTCATGAAGCCACCGATCTCCCGCACCTTCGAGGACCACTCCCGCTTCTCGTCGTACCACGCCGCCGCCTGCCGCTTCCATGCTCCGAATACTTCCAGCTCCTTCTCAGTCCCGGATGTCTTGCTCCACGTCTCTGGGAGAGGGCACACGGGCTTTGTAGGCGGGAACCTAGTCGGTATACCCATATCACCGCCACCGAGCTGCCAGAGCCCTTTGATGCGGTTCAGCGTGGGTAGGTGCAGTTCCATCGGGATGGATTGCAGGTAGTTCGCGCACTCGAACACCATCGGCATGTTCTCAGCGGTGAACTGCTCACGGAGGCGGGGCCGTTCCGACTTCCTGATGCCGTGTAAGCTCATCAGCGGGGCGTGCTGCTTCCGTCGCGGGGATAGGTAGCCCCCACCGATCAAACTCGTCCACGGGTCCGGTGGGCAGCTCATGGTGCCAGCGCAGTTGTCCATCACGCCAGCCACGTCCTTGTTCCCGTAGCTGTGTAGGAACTCGGTGACTTCCTCGGCCATCTCGTAGTAGTACATCTTGCCCTTAGACCCGAAGGTCTTGATGTGTACCACCAGCCCAGCATCCATGCAGGCCTGCACCCCGAACTTACCAAGCTGCACGACCTCAGTGGCAGAGAGCTTGGAGTCCGCGAAGTCCTTCATGACCTGCTCGTACGCATTACCGTACACACCGGCCAAGTGGTGCTTCGACGTTGTGCGCCGTTCCTTCACCTGATCGTGGATCTTCTGCATGTACACCGGGTTAACGGTCTGGGCTTCCTTGATGCGTATCTCAAGCTCGAACAGGCGACCAATAGCGCCCGCTAGCACTTGGATGGTCACAGGCTTTGTCCGTACCTTGTGCCCTGTTAGATGCGTGATGCACTCACGAATTGCCAGTACAGCCGCTACGTCTAGGTCTAGGGCCTTGAGCCATTTCCCGAACTTAGCACCGGGGCCTCTCCTTGGCACCAGTTGCTCCCTCTGCATCGACTCTTTAACCGCAGCGTACGCTCGACCGATGAACCGGCTGGCTTTGGGTAGGTTGACATCGCCGTCAAGCGCAGACGCTTGTAGCGCCTCAAGGCGAGCAGCCGAAGCTGCCGCGTCCTGTTCCATCTCGTACTTCAGTTGCGCTTCACGGCAGTCAGTCATTACAATCCAGTTCCAAAGTCACGTACTAGGGCTAGGCGCAAGGCCTCTGCCTTTGCGCCGTGGGTCTTACCGTACTCAGCGATTAACTCTCGGGCTGCACCGTGGTGGCCCGACTCCATGTAACCGTACACCTTCTCCTGCGTCTCTCGGTGTACAGCGTCGATGCCGGCCTCGAAGGCTTCCCAGCTAACCTGACTCATGCTTGATCCTTCGACAGCTCAGACAGGAACAGGGCATTGCAGGCGATGTGGTCCCAGTGGCTTAGGCCGCTCTCCGCGTCCACAAGCTCACCCGCCTCCAGTTGATTCAGGTGACGATACAAGGCATCGCGGTAGCGCTCCTTGTTGTTCTCAACCTGCTTCCAACTGTGGGCTGCGTACTTCTTAGCCCCGAAGGTGAGCACAGCGGCTACGCCTGCCAGAGCCTTAGGCATCCCACCCATAAGTAGGGACCACCGGGACTTGTCCCCGTCGAACTTCAACCCAGAACCACGCTCGTTAGCTACGGCTGGAGGTGCTACCCGGTGCTCTGCTGAGTAAGCATGGTCTGGTACAGCCTGCTCCTTCTCCAACTTGCATACTGGGCAGGGGCCTACGCAGGCCATCATGTGTTTGTGGCAATGCCACCGCAGCATTGTTCCCGACATAGTTAGCTCCATTAGAGGCGACCGATCCAGCGACCGTCCTTCTTCAGAATCATAGGCACCAACATTGGACGCCCATCCAGAATCACCCCACAGCCAACGACTGGCTTGCGCGGAAAGTGCTTGCCATAGGCGAAGGCCAGCTTGTCTTTGTCGATCAAGCATCCGAAGTACGCACCCCAGTAGATGTGCTTGCTGCTAGCCGTGTACTCCACAGAGAAGTTCCCGTGGTGGTGGCCTACCGCAAGGTTGCATTGGTTGTGTGCCGCATCGTTCAGGATAGGTCCGGACGGCTGGTGCTTGAACATGACCTCACCCAACGGGGTGTTCACGCGCCAGTTCTCTGCCCAGTGCCAACCCTCCCCGCCACCCTCAGGGAACAGGATGTCGCGGTAGTCCTTCAGGTACTGCACAGGGATGCCGTGGTGCTTAGCCTTGCGGTAGTGCATCGACCCGTGGTTCGAGTCACACAGCAAGACATTCGGCATGATCTTGGCAAACCCAGCCAGCACCTTGCGGGAGGCTTCGAGTTCGTCGCCTGCCGACATCAGGTTAGGGTCTGAGTCGTGGAAGCTCATTGCGTGCTTGTCCGTCTCGTCCCCGAGGTTCACAACCAGTTCCGGCTTGAACGCCTTAAGCACTGCGCCCATGAAGGCCAGTGCGTCTTGGTGGTGATACGGGGCATGCAGGTCGGGCATCACGACAATGCTTCGGTACACCTTGTCAGGAGCGAACAAACCTCCTACGCCAAGAGGCGCAGCGGGGATCAGCTTGCGTTCTTCCTTCAGGGAGGCGTTAGCTTTGGACTTGCTGCCAGCGTAGTCCGTATAGATGAGGCGCCAGTACTTGACATTCTGTCGAGTGACCTTGATACCGGGGCCGGATGAGGCGGGGAGGATGTTGTTGTAGTGCTCGGCTGCTTTGACGTTGCACTTAGTGCGGAGGATGGTGCCGTGTTGCTTCGGGGTGAACAGGTTCATTAGTGGAGCGCGCATTACTTACCTCGTTTGTGTTTCTTCTCTCGCGGGAATCGCTTCTTGTCCGAGAGAATCTTACGTAGCTGATCCTCCCGGAATACAACTACTGACACGTCGTTGGTCTGGTTCATCTGCACACCTCCATCCTTAGTCTGGAAGATGTGGATGAGTCCTGAGTGGCCGCGCTGGATACGGGTTTGGAACCCGTTCTGGCTGCCCTTGTAGTTCCATGTCCTCATGCAGTAGCTCTCGTCTTCCTCACTACGGTTCGAGCTGTGCGTGTAGCCCGAGCCTTACGGGCATCGGCGTTACGCTTCAGGCGCTTCTCGTCTTCAGTGAGGTGGGTGTGGTAGATGAGGCCACAACCGGGTTGCTTAAGGTAAGTGATAAGCCGCTCCAGCCAAGGAACCAGTACAGCGTAGTCCATGCTCTTTGCGCCCCACCGCCCAGCAGCGTTCGATACTTTGCCCTCCGCCGCGTTGCAGCTTCGATGCAGGACGCCGCGAATCTCGCCGCTCTCGTGGTCATGGTCAATGGCTCCTTCGCCTTTGATCTTCAAGTCAATAGGCAGATTGCAGAGTGGACACAGCCCACCCTGCTCCTTAACCTGCCGTGCCTTCCAGCTTGGCATAGTGCTTCGGGCCAGCTTACGCAGTACCCGTACTTCTGGTGCTAGCATTGAACCTCCAGATGCTCTGGGCGGAAATGCTCACGCACCTCGCCGTGTTTCAGGAACCACTTAGCCCTTGCGCACGCCTTCACGTACTCAAGGTTCTCAGCGGTTAGGCCGCAGTCTAAAAGGTACAGGTATGCCGAGTCCTTCGGGGAACGCAATAGCCAGAGAAGCCACGCCTCTGCTAGCACATTCTGCCCGATACGCCTGTACGCACTCACTACGAAGTTGCTCAGCTCGGCCTCCGTCTCCAAGTTCACCAGCGCTTGGTAGGCTCCATCCTTCCCACACAGACGGCCATCCAGCTTTAGGATGCCCTTCACGTTGTCCGCGTCGTCGCCCATGAGCATCTGGCACCAGAAGAACTTGACACCCCTGCCCCAGATCTTCAACGATCCCGCAGGTGTGTATTTCTTGACCAGATAACCCACCGGGTTGCTCAATCTCTCGATCACGCCCAGTTCTTGGTCCCAGTACAAATACGGGGTCAAGCACAAATCCTTGTCGTCGCTCCGTACAACACCATCATCCTTCAGCTGGTACGCCTGAATGATCATCGCATCATCTGCCTCGATGTCGCGATGGAACTGCACGTCCCAGTCAGGCAGCCAGTGCTGTGGTTGGGCCATTGCTTGGCGCAGGGGTTCGAGTAGCGAGGGTTTGTTCTTGTTCTTCCGCTGCCCTTGGTATGGCTTGGCAGAGAGGATGGTGCCTCGGTTGTGCTTCTTGCAGTCGGAGCTGGTGAGGTGAACCGTAAGGTACTGGCTCTGCGTCAGGAACATCTCCGTCAGCATAGCCGTCTGGTACTTCCTGATCGCAGTGTCCAGTCGAGCACTGGTGGCGGCAGCCCTGTATGCTGGGCCGTCGCCATCCATGATGAGGGTGCGCCCTGCGACGGCACCCTCGAACTCGTCCTTGATCTGCGAGCGCTTCACACCGAAGCGACTCAGATCAACGCCCATTAGCCCACCATATCAGGCATTTCCAGCTCTTCATCCTGCTCAGCATCAGCCACTACGGTGCCGCCTTCGAACGGGGCATCCTTAACACGCTGAGCGTCTTCTTCGTCGTTCGCTGCGTCAGGTAGTGCAGCACCACTGGAGGCAGCCTTAGCCGCTTCCGACTTGCTGCCGTTGGCCTTGGTAGTAGGCTCAGGGATCTTGAACTCGACACCGTTACCCAGCAGCAGTTCTTCGAGGGCAGAGCCAGCGAAGTTGCGGGCACCGAGCAGCTTCTCTTGCATGAAGTTCTTCGACTTGCCCTCGTCGTTCTCGCCTTTGATCTCCAGCATGTCCCAGCATTCCATGCTCGGCTGGTCCCACAGGAAGAAGCGCAGGAAGTCCTCGTCGAACTCTGGACATTCCTCAGGCTTCTTGGTACGCGGGTTGATCGGTGGCAGGAAGCCAGTGGTGTCGATGCTCGACGACTTCTTCTTGGTCTGCTTGTTCTCGGTCTGCTTGATCTTCAGCAGGATAGGCTCACCGATGAGGTCAACCCAAGTGGTGTGCAGGCCCTGCCAGTTCAGCGCCTTGAACAGCTTGAAGGCGTTGGACTTCGCGGTACGGCTCACCTTGAACGGCCAAGTGCGGACCACGTACGGGGTGCCGTCTTCGTTGCAGTAGCCTTCGTCGTACAGCACGAACTCCAGCTGCACTTCCTCGGCGTCGGCTGTAGGCTTGCCCTCGAACTCCTGAGGCTGCACACCGAACTCGATCACACCAGAGCAGCGGGCCATGGTGTAGCCTTCAGGCAGGAGGCGGCCACCACCACCACCCTTCTGTTCCTCGGTCATGTCAACGGCGGTTTCTTTAGCCAGAGCAGCGGCTTCGCGCAGTTGGGCCAGAGTCAATTTAGGCTTGGTTACTTCAGTCATGGTGTATCTCCTGCGAATTAATGGAAGTGTTTCAGGCAGCTAGAGCTTCAGGCTCTACCGTGTTCTCTGCTACCAGTGCAGCGGCTTGAGCAACCACTGCGTTCAGCTCTGCCCACTGGGCTTTCAGCTGGTCCTGCACCGATGGGAAGTGCTTGCCATCCTTCTCGTACGCAGGGTCGTCTAGCACACCCTCGTGCCAGTGGATCTTGTGGTACATCGACACACCGAACTCAACCGCAGCCGGGAACGGCACGCCAAGATCGTACCCATGAGTTTCCTCGAAGTACGTAGGCAGGCTCTCCATGATGCGCTTGACCTCGCAGCACACCTCGTCCAGTACATCCTTGTGGCAGTCGAGGTAGATGGCGTCGTGCACTGTGTTGATGATGTACACCCGAGGGCCAGTGTCATCAGCGTAGAAGTCCTTGCTCAAGAGGTAGCGGTAAACCAACCCGCACACACCTTGTACGAAGAACCCTGACTCACCCTGAATAGGGTAGTTGCGCATCTGAGTTGGCTTGTACTGCATGACGGTAGACTTCTGGCCTTTAGACCAAACAGTCTTAGGCCACTGCCGGAACTCGAACGTTGTACCCGCTGGGCTAACCCACGTACCGACACCGTACACGCGCCATGTACCGTCAACCTCTTCCCGATGCCGAGTCGTCGATGCTTCAACCGTTGGGAAGATCGAGTCCTCATAGAACGCCTCCACATCAGGGAACAGGGCCTTCTCATTGTCGATAAAAGCTTGCGCCTCTTCTACGGAGCAGCCCGTGCTGAACGCAATACCGAAAGCAGTCGCCCCGTATTGATACGAGAACGCTTTCGGCTTTATGTCCGTCCGCATCATGTCGTACCGCTCGTGCTCTGGGTGGCTCTGGTCTTTGCATTTCTTCAGTACGTCCTCGTACGGCTCATCCAGCTGCGCACTCAGGCGCATGCAGTGCATGTCGATGCCTTCCAACAGCGCCTTGGTAAGCGCCTTGTCCTTGCTGAATGCCGCGAGCGTTACCACTTCCAGTGCCGAGTAGTCCGCTTCTACTATATAGCCGTTCTCACCGAACCGAGACGTGAACATCTTCTTCACGTCAGACGTGCCGCCGCGTGGGAGGTTCTGGAAGTTCGGCTTGTTCGAGGACAGGCGAGTAGTGATCGTGCTCGTCATGTTCAGGTTGTGGTGCACGAAGCTAAGCTCGTTCAGGTACTGGAGCATACCCGCTTGCTTCAGGACGTTACCGTCGTCGTCACACTCTTCACGGAGGTAATAGGTCCCAAGATCCTTGTCGAGCTTCGCAAACTCCAGTAGAGCGCCCAAGACAGCTCGGACGTCATCGGGAAACTCATTCCGCAGGCTAAGCACTTCCAGAGGGTCTTTCGCAGTGCTGTACACAAGCGACCCGTCAGCGAGCTTCCGCTTCCCGGTGAACTCATTGTCGAACTCCTTCCGCAGCGAGTCAGGTAGTAGGCCCATGTCGGCAATGCCGGGGCAGTTGTGGATGAGGTCGAACCACTTCAGCTTCACCTCTGGCGTATCCTCCCGGAACACCTTAGGCTCGCCCTTGTTCTTGCCAGCAGTGAAGCGGGCGCATGGGCCGTGCTCGAACTCGTAGTCGCAGAAGCGCTCACCAGTAGCGTCGTCAGCGAAGTCCGTCACAGGTACACGCTTACCCTCCGCTGCCTTCGTCTTACCGAAGTAGTAGAAGTCCTGCTTCACGAACTGCTCAGGGCTGCCGTCGTAGCTGTAAGGCAAGCGGCTACGGTACTTCAGCGGACCGCCGTAGATCCAAGCAGACATGTGGTACGCACTCGTCTCCTTGAACACAGCGTCAGCTGGGAAGCCGTCACGCCACTCCTTGAACGAGTCCACGAGGATGTTCAGGCGGTGGTTCCCGATTGCCATCTGGGCGTACGCCACGTCCTTGTTCACGTACAGTCCGTTGTAGCAAGCGTCGGCGCAGAACAGCATCCCCTCCATCCGGGTGAGTGCCATCTTCCACATGCCGCGCTGGACCAGCTTCTTGTACTGACCCCAGAAGACTCGACGGGTGTTATCGATGTCGCCTGACGGTCCGTCAAGGTACTCAGTCAGCAGCGCACGGTCGATGTCCGCAGTGAGTACACCCTGCTCCCACAGGATCTTGATCCCGTCAACCTTCGGAGTACCGCCGTACATAGGGGCGATGGTGCCTAGGGCTGGGTACGTCTCCTGCTGGTTCGACAGCAGGTAGTGGGCGTACGCTGTGCAGAAGATCCGGCCGCCGCGCTTGAGGAACCGGTTGATCTCGTCCCGTGTCTCGCTGAACATCCAGTCCAGTTCGAACGGGGCGTTGTGCGCTACCAGCAGCCACACTGAGTCGGGGATCTTCAACCAATCCTTGGCTTCCTCCTTGGACTCGTAGTAGACGCTCTTGATCTCACCATTGAACGGCTTCGAGTCAATAGCTGAGCCTACCATTACAACGTAATTGTCTGGGTGCCGAGGACTAGCCACTGCCCCGTAGTAGGGTTTGTTCTGATTTTCGAGGTCAATAAACATGATCTCATTAGGCGCTACCATCTTGTGCCTCCTTTGATTCGGCTTACCTGCGATTGACGTATACCGTAGCGGGCTGCTACTACTCGTTGTAGGTCGGTGCTAGCCCGTATGGCCTCTACATCAGCCTCGGTTAGCTTAGCTGCTGGGCTGTCTACACCACGACGTGGCCTGTGCCTGCCTTTTGATACGCAGTCCAATACGTTCTCGGACTGGGTGCCTAGTGTGAGGTGGCTGGGTTCGATGCACTTCGAGTTGTCGCAGGAGTGCAGGACTGTACCGCCCATGGTGTGGACATCTAGACCATTGGCCTCAGCGTAGACCACACGGTGTAGCAAGCAGGACTTACCGCCTCGACTGGTGTAGCCGTATCGCGACTGGTTCTGCGTGTGTTCTATGCAGGGCTTCATGGTTACTCCCGGTAGCTTGGTGGGACGGCCCAACCCGCTGCGTCGGCAATACCGATGATGTGGCGGACACGGGACTCGTCGATCTCTTCTTGGTACGGCTGTCGGTACAGCACACCCTGTGGTGCATCGCCAATGAAGTACGCTGTCTGGCGCTCGCTGTCTGCGATGTCGTCAACAACCACGCAGTAGTTGTTGATGTTGTAGTCGTGCTTCCGCAGCACCTCCTGAACGCTACGGTCCTCAGGGTGGAACAGCACGTCCAGCTCAGGGTATACAGCATGGCTGTACTGGCGGACCATCCAGACCCGTGCGTCGGCGTACTCTTCTGAGTCAGCTACTGTGTGGAGGGTGTAACCAGCCTTGTGCAACGCCGCGTCGATCTCGTCGATCAGCGTGTAGTTCTCGTCCTCGAAGTCGAAGATGATGATGTCGTGGTCTGACTCTGGTAGGCCGAGGGCAGCGTTACGAACCGCGCCACCGGCCAAGGCCAGCCCGAATTCAGTCGAAGAATCAATTGCGAGTACAGCCAGCGCATTCAAGGCTGGGCAGTGGATGTGTGGGATGTCAAGCTTCAGCATTCGGGAATCCTTGCCAATGGGTAATCGGGCCACGTACGTCATCGCAGTAGGCCCAGTCTGTTGTGAACTCAGAACACCCGGTACTCTTGCCGTCACTAACCCATACAGGCTGCGACTGCGGAGGTGGGTTCGTTGTTACTTCGTGCCACATACGTTGTAGCCCTTCAACCATTGCAGCAGCTTCCGCTGTGCCTTGCGGTACGTGCTGCATTTAACCTTCTTGTACACCAACTGACCACGCACGTACTCGTGCAGGCCTACGATGCCGTTCTTGTGCGCACCGCCGAAGCGGTTGCCTACCATGCCTTGAGTGCCGTAGGTGAACGTCTCTCCGACGCTACCCTCGACACGGGTTAGCTGATTCAGTCGCATTGCTTACGCTCCGAATGTTATGGCCTGCACCGCGCCATGTGGGTTCTTGCCTCTGTTTAACGTGAGGTGCAAGAGGCCGAGGTCTTTGATGAGCGCCCGTGCTGTTGCCGCTAGGTTCTCATGCCCAGCCCGTAGGCCGCTGTGGTCCACGAGATCCACGGATACGAATGGCTTATCAATGGCGTCTGCGATGGCCCGCAGTGCCTGAGCTGTGGTTCGCCCGGTGGCGCGCTTCGCTTCAAGCCAGCTGTGGTACCCGATGACGCCTTTCTCAAGCATCACCTGAACGTGCCGGTCTGCACTATGCAGCGGGTGTAGTCTGAACGTCATTGCTTATCCTCACGGAAGCGTATGTAGGAAGGGTGGCGGTAGCCCCCGGCTCTGTCGATCTCCATGTACTGGAACTCGATCCACTGCCCAATGTAGTCCTCGGGGTGCGCCCACAGCTCACGGCCAAGGCCATGCGGGATACCGGCTGGGGCAGCCGTGGTTCCGTCCTCGCATACCACATTAATAGAGCCAACGCGAGCCAGCTTTTCCCCGGACTCCGAGACTGCCTCATTAAAGCCTGTGATCTTTCCATCAGCTGTGTCACTCGGTTTGATCTTCATCCAGTCGAAGGTGCGACGGCGTTGGTACGTGTGGTCTAGGGTCTTGCCCATAGCGCCCTCATGCCCAGCCTCGCGGTACTGGTTGTAGATGAACAACACCTGAGCCTCGTTCATGGCGAGGTGCCGCTCAGGTCGGCTGCTGTTCATGCCGCACTCAGCCAACAACTCCTGAGCTGCGTCGATGTAATGCACCCGCTGGTTGAACATGTGCTCCGACTCGGGCAGGTCGAACACGATAGCCTTCACCATGCGGACGTTCAGAGCCGGGGACACCTTGCCCGTCTTCTTGTCCAGCTTCTCGGTAGGGATACCCGAGCTGGATTGGGTCCAGCGGTACGAGTCGTTGAAGTTCCCATTCACCTCGATGCCGATGTCCAGCTCAGTGCACCCCGGCCACTGCCGGAAGAACTCAAGGAAGTACATGTCGAAGTGCTGCATGTTATACAGCGGCTTCTCGCTGAAGCTGCGGTACTCTACAGACTCTACAACAGGCCCACCTTCTCTGCTGTGGAACACCTCGCGACGGTGCAGCACACGGCAGCGGATCTCATCCGCCTTCACTTCGACGTAGATCGGGTACGTGAACCGTGCCTTACCCCGAACAAGCTTGAGTGCGTCCCTCCAAGTCTCGCCCTTCATTAACTGCTGTGCCATCAGGTCGCTTCCCTTAGTTTATGGACCACGCAATGCTCCGCATGATGCTTGTCATTGCACGGTAGCTCATTACCTACCTTCCTATGGCAGAATGGGCAGTACCCTTCCTGACAGTCCAACTGCTGTAGAACAGCCTTAGCCAACTGCTTGGCGGTCATGCGCCAGTGCTCCACTCGTTCTTGCCTGGGTCGAACCAGACTTGGAATTGTTGAAAGCCGTTCTGCCCACTCTTCGCGAGTTTGTTCTTCGGTGTGCTAAGCCCCCGGTACGCCCTCGCATCTGGGTTGGTAAGAGCGCCCATGATCAAGGCCAAGTCCCAAGTAGTCTGGATACCAGTCTTCGAGTTCTGCAACGCAGAGATCGGAGGGTACAACATGTTGAACCCCTCGGCGCTTACTTGGACCGTGCCGATGTGTGCGAAGTTGTGGATTGCAGCTAACTGCCTGAACTCGTCCCATACTTCCTCCAGTTGCCCGATGTCATTAGCGCCACCGGACTTGTTAGATGTACTCTTGATACGCCCGGTCATGTCAGACACGACTAGGTGTGGGTTGTGCTCTTCGATGATCCGGCTAACCTCAGCCATGTTCTTACCGTGCACGTTCACACAGCGAACCATGTCGCCGCCGCCCATCTGCTTAGCGAACTCCTTCTCCAGCTTCCCGGAGCGAGCCCACTCTAGCAGTACGTCACGCTCTTGCTGGACAGCCGTACCGTACAGTCGGTTCCGAACGCGAGCAGCCGTTCCCTCGTTGATCAACATCAATACAGGACGGCCCCGGTAGATAGAGGCCACCGCTTCGTTCTTTGATGATGCGAAGCGTGCCGCCTGCCGTTGCATGTGGCACACGATCCAACACAACAGGGAGGTCTTCCCTTGGTCGGTAGGTGCTGCCAAGCCGATGTTGTCGCCCGGTTGGAGCCCCTTTAGAACAGACTGGAGGATGTTGAAACAGTCCCATTGCAAACCACCTTCGTCGCTGTCGCCCATGAGGCTGTCGAGGATTGATCCCGACTCCCACTTAGGCTTGCTGCCATCCGTGATTGCCGAGCGTGCTTTGATTGCCATCATCAGCAGCTCGTACGAGAGTTCGAGGTCGTCGCCTTCGTCGTACTTAGTGAGCAGCGCCCCTGCACGGCCAGACAGATCCAGCTCGTGCAGGGTGCTAACGATACCCTTGATGATGTCGTCGGCCACCGGCTTACGGAGTTGCTCCGCAAGGTGCAAGGTGATGGCCAGCTGGTCTGGGTCTGCCTTCTTGCTGCGCAGCTTGATGAACGAGATGAACGGGTCCACCTCAATGTGCGTGGCCTCAGGGAAGGCCCCGAAGAAGGCGTCGTACCAAGCCAGCATGACTGCTGTGTTAGGGTTAATCATTCCCTGCGGGACTAGGGGTTTTAGGTTACGCAGTCGCTTACGATCCGCAAGCGCCGCTAAGATGTTCAGTTCGATGAGGCACCTCTGGTGCTAGCTCCGGCTTCCATAAGTCACCACGCATGATTGCACTAAATGTGGGTTGATTGATACCGTACTGCTCCCGCAGTTGGCGACCATTTCCATACTTGTTGCCCGGTCCTTTGGGCTGGTAGGCGGCTCGCATGGCCTCTACATCCGTCCAACTAAGCTTCCTGCCGTTACGGCCCTTGCGTATCTTATCTTCTACGTTTGCAGCGTGGGTACTCAGAGTCAAGTGCCCCGCATTGCAGCATGCTGGGTTGTCGCATGAGTGCAGTACAACACCACCCATAGTGAGTACATCTAACCCATTAGCATCTGCGTACGCCTTGCGGTGGGCGTAAACTGTCCTGCCTTCGTACCTAAGCTGGCCGTACCCTGCTGTGGTCTTACCGCCCGCCCACTCAATGCAGCTCATCCATGTATTCCCGAAGTTGTTCTATAGTGAGGTCTTTAGGATCAAACCCATCAGGAGCACATCTTGCCACTGCCTTAACCCCCAACCCGCGCATCTTCTTAGCCTCTCGATCTGCACCTACGTAGCCGGGTGCATCTCCGTCGAAGAACATCACGACGCTTGCGTAAGCCAGAAGTTTAAGTGCGAGTACAGGCCTAACGACTGTGCCTAGTGCGCAGAATACTGATACGTCTGTTTCCCTTAGTGCCCATTTAAGCTTGTAGTATGAGAAAGGATCTTCCACTACCACTGCCACTATACCCGGCTTCAGGGATTCAAGATAAAGCGTGCCGTCGAATGTTAACCACTTCTGAGGGCTATGCCCTGTTGTGTCACGCCCAAGCCATCCTTGGCCTGTGTCGATCAGCATGCGCTTCCTCTGCTCACTGAAGTGAATCGGGGGCAGATACATCTGATCCATGTTCTTACTGGCAAGCATCCGCAGTACAGCGTCCCGGCAGAACTCGTCGAGGTCTAGGATTGGTAGGCTGTCGCGGGGTAAGTCGAGGTGTGTGCTTGATGCAGGGGCAGTGCCCCCTGTGATCTTGACGTGATCCTTCGCGACCACGCCACCTTGCTTGCAGGACTGGCAGTACGCCCACCACTTGCCGGACTCGTTCCCGATAACAAGGTTGGGTCTGCCTTCCCTGCGGTGGTACACCCGAGTGCGCGAGCCTACTGATAGGCGCTTCGCTAGGTGCAGCCACTCTGAATCTGGAAGGCGAGCCATAGCACGATCCTTACGCCAGCACGTTCAAGCTGTACGCATACTGAGCGAGGCCGCCAAGGGTAACGCCGACGACGCACAGCACAACGGCCAACGACTTCCAGTTCTCGACGGAGGACTTCGCGTCACGGAGCAGACGCTCTGCGGAGTTTGCACGGATGCAATACTTGTCACGTGCGGCCTGTAGCTTGGCTACCTGCGAGGTCAACTGCAATAGAGTGTACCGCTGGGTTTGCAGTTGCTTGGTCTGGTCAGCCAGCAGGCGGGAACCATCAGTACCCTTGCCGTATGCTTGACCCAAGCGCTCAGCCTTGAGTTCATTCTTCAGCTTACCGACTTCGAGGATCTTGGCGTTGAACTTGTGCTTCAGGGATGCCAGTGCTGCGTTTGCGGAGGACTTCATTGTGTACCCTTACTTGGTTATGCTCGATAGTGAGCAGCACTACACACTGGACAGTCTTAGAGTCCGCTAGCCCGTAGGCTCCAGCCAGTGTGTAGTACTAACGCTATCGCTTATTCAGCGGTAGGTGCTTCAGGTTGAGTGCCGACATCGTTGCCGTGCTCGTCCTTGACAACGCGGTCGATGTTGTACTGCATCAGCACCACGAAGGTGTTGTCGAAGGCTTCGCCGGTCGGGGTGTACTCGACCTTGTACTTCTTCACGCCTTCTGGTTCTTCCTTCACAGCCTTGACGACACCCAACACAGCGCGGCGGGTGTCCGCACGGCCAATCTTGAACTCGATGGTAGTGCCGACGGTGACGCCTTCCAGCAGGTCATACTGTTCCAGCTGCTGCTCAACCTGCTTCAGCTTCTCGGTGTCGTTCACGATGCGGGTTTGCAGGGTTTTGATTTGGGCTTCGAGTTGTACTTTAGACATGGTGATTCTCCGGTGCATTAGTTGGCGTGGGATTAGGCGCCTAGGTGATCCCGGTATGTGGTTGTACGGTGTAAGCATATCCTGAGTGGAGTGGCCCGAGGGCTTACCTTAGCTCAATGGCGCAATTCCAATTCAAAGTTGAGGTGCGAGTACAGCGCTACTGCTTAGCTGGTGGCTCCGCCCCTTCGGTGGTGTAGTACTTAATGCGGGCTACGGTGTGCAGCGGGTACATATAGGTGGTGCCATCAGGCAGAACCACATCTACTATGCCCTCGCTTACTGCGATGTGTTTGATACCGTAGAAGTCCGGGCCGGTAAACTCGGCTCGGTTGTGGTCTGCCCCTACATCGTAAGCGGGTACACCCGCCTTCGGGAAGGCAGCTGCCGCTGCCGCTGTGCGGAATGGCTCGGCAAGGTGGATCTTGCAGTGCTTAATAGTACTCACTTCGGCACCGCCTTGTGCGCATCAATCGACACAGTGCTACCACTCAGGGTGGCTTCAGTGTTGCTGGCTACGTCGATGTAGATAGGGCTGTACACACAGCCTGCCGAGACAGCCAAGGCTACCGCGAGGATCAAGTATTTCATGCTGTGTGCTCCGTGCAGACAGTGCGTGGTTTGGTGCTGCGGAAGGCCCGGTACATACCAGAGGCCGCCCAGATCAGTGCGAGGATTGGCAAGGTTATTCCTTACCGGTGTAAGCGGCTTCGTGCTCTGCTTGGCATGCAAGGCTGTGTGGCTCCAGACCGGAGGCGGTCGAGGTACAGTCAGCCCCTTGGCATGCGTCGATGGCCTTACGCTCAGCGGAGTTCGGAACCGATGCGAGTACAGCGCTGTCGTCAGAGCCAATGCGCAGCTGTTGAGTGCCGCCTTCTGCTACAGCTTCTTCGGCGTGGGCCTTCGGTTGCATGATGATCTCATTCGTCACCTGCACAGGGCTGACGCTGCCGCCAACCTGAGAGCGCAGCATGAAGTCCAGTAGGGAGGTGCGGACATGCCCACGGAATGCGTTCTTCACGACAGCCAGCATGAACTGGTCGTCGTCATCCGGGTACAGCTCTTGCACACGCTTCAGGAACGGCGTTGCGTCTTCAGCCAGAGCTTCCTTGCGGGCTTCTTGCAGGAAGCGCTCAGGTACTACGGCACGGGTGTCGATGGTGAGGGTTACTTGAAAGGTTTGCATGGTCTGTCCTTACGAGATGATTTGAATGACGCGGTACGCTTCTTTTGGGTAGTTGCGACGGCAATCTGCCAAGGCTTCGAGGGCCTGCTCGCGATTCGAGTACCCGGTGTTACCGAAGGCGTCCGGGGCTGATCTGGTGTACCCAGTGCCAAGGTCGCGCCACTCGGCGCCCTTACCACTTACGTTGGCATTGCTGCCGTCCGGGCCTTGCACGTGTCGTTGAATCAGAAAGTTGTGACGCGCCATCTTATTGCTCCATTATTAAAGGGAAGACCAGTGAACCAGTAGTGTGCGGGTGCCTTCGGTAACAGGCAGCCCACGGTGTAGCCGGGTACGGCCGAGGAAGAACATGGCATGCCCTACAGGCAGAGGCGGCACAGTGATCCGTGCGCCTTCCAGCAGGCCAGCAGCTACCTCTGTACCACCGCCCTCGAACTCCGTGCCTAGGTTCACAACCAACGTGACATCGCTGTCTTGGTCGTGGTGCAGGGCAGTGCCAGCGATTCCGCCAGAGGTGTACTGTGCAGCCTGAATCGTGTCGCATTGCACAGGCTCAAGGTTCCACAGCAGCTTGGCCAGCGGGATACACGTCTGCTCCCAGAGCACATGCAATGCGTCATGCAGGGGCTTGGAGCGCATCCTGAGCACGATCTCTGGGATGCGTGCCTCTGGTGGCTCTGCCTCGTTAACGTCGTACCCAGCGCCTGACAGCTCTTGTACGAGGCGGTCGCAGTACCAAGGCGCCAAGTACGGGAAGCTGAACACGCCGCCACCGTAGTCGGTCACGAGTTCCCGGACCCAGCGGATATTCGGGCCTTCCACGAGGTCAGCACTGCCCAGAAGCTCCGCTAGTGCCGCAGCAGCAGAGATAGCAGGGTACGCGGCTCGTAGTGAAGGGTGCAGCTTGTCGATGCTTGGGATGGCCGTGTCGGCGTGCTCAAGCATGATGCTGGTCAGCTCGGTCATCGGATGCCCCGCACGCCTTGGAAGATCGGCACATGTGGCGGATCGTACAGCGCCCAGTACTGGATCTTCTGAGCACACTCAAGGCAGTACCACTTGGACATCGCCTCGTTGTAGTGGTGGGCGCTCTCGGGTTTCTGACAGGCAGTGACGTTACAGTTCTGCCCTTCCAAGCCCTTGCCCGGTGTTAGCTCTGTCATACATCGCGTTCCTTAGCCCAGCGCCAGCAGTCCCGCACCAGCTTACGCCGATTCACGCCGTACTCACCGCGCCACATACCCTTACTAGCGTGCGCCGCACCGAAGTCAGAGCCTTTACCTGAGTTACCAGTAGGCCCCATTACAGGGTACACATACGAGGTGGTTTGTGTGCATGCCCGTCTAGCGTCGTGGAAAGCGTCGTAAATCGCTTGGTGAGAGCAGTGGTCTTCTGGCGCTAGTAGCTCAACTAGCGCACAGACCCCCTCGTCTGGGTTATCGTGCCGCAACTCAACATCTGTTAGGATGCGACCGAGTATCTCATGCAGTTTCATACCTACTCCTTAGAACTGGACCCACGACACCGGTCCCGGTAGTTCGTGCTCAGGTTTCCGACGCTTTGGAAGAGTGCGAGTATAGGCCCGCGCCCTTTCCTCCTGAGCAGTGATGGCAGCGCGTTGCTGCCGGGTTGTGCTGTGCATGTCGAACTCAGTTGCTACTGCCGCTCGACCGCCGTTGTGTGTCAAGATCATTGTGAGCCTGAATGTACCGCAGCACAGCGTCCTTGACGTTGATACTGCCTGTGCTGATGTCATGCGCTACTGCTAAGCAGAACGCGGTCTGGTTCTCCGGGAACGCCCCGGTGAAGTGGTGCAGCCAACTCTGGCCACTGGTGTCTGCTTGGTACAGCACGTTACACCACCACCGCAGTTCCTCGGGGATGTGCGGTAGTAGCTCAGCCCACAGCAGTACATGCAGCTTCTGCTCGTCCTCGTTCGACATGTCAAGGCCGTGGGCAAGGTGACCTAGGTCATGCCACACACGGAACTCGAAGTTGCCCTGCGGGCCGTAGATACTGGACCACGAGTCGGCGGTACTGATAGGCAGCACGCCAGCCCAGACCGCCTTCTTCAAGTCAGCCAGTGAGCTACACGCCTCGGCATGGGTCCGCACAGCTACCACACCGACAGCGTTACGAAAGCGGCTCACCTTGGCTGCTGCTTTAAAGGCAGTCACCAATGCAGCAGCGAACTGCGGGAGATTATCGGTTGTAATTTGCATACGCACCTCGGGATTAACGGCGGTTCTGGTACTGGTCGCGCTTCTTCATTGCCTGCTTAGCCAGCTTCAGCAGGCCAGTCGGCACGTACTGCGGTGTGGTGCCTACCCGGACGAGGTGGCAGTTATCGGTGTCCTCCGGTAGCGACTCCACCACACCGACAGCACCGGCTTTATGGAAATGCCCTACACGGTACAGCCGACGGTTACTGGCGCTTACACGGACCAGATCACCTACCTGCAATTCTTTACGTGTTCCCACGGTGTTGCTCCTTCGTTGAATGAACTCGGGAAATGGTACGATGTACGCTTACTCTGCTAGTCTCGTGGAGATCAACCCACTACTCGAAGTTTCGTGAAGAACTCGTACCATTTGGCTATGCTCACTCGGTGGCGCGACTGGTATAAGCAGCGGTTCCACCTAAGCAGCGGACGATTGCCCGCTATTGTTACCAGACTGATGCGACGTAGTGCGCGCTGGCCTTACAGTTATCAGGGCGGCTGCGGCTCCCGCTTCACGCCGTAACCCTACACCATGTTACACCTTCCTTGCGTAATGATTCCAATTGATACCGCCACACGGGCGGTATCTCAAGAGCACTAGGCGGAATAGTACTTACGCTGGCACCGCAGCGGCAGACATGCGGACTGTAGCCAGCAGTTCGGCGCCCTTGATTTCAATACCCTTCTGCGCAGCCTTGTCAGCCTTCGCAATGAGCATGCCCAGCAGCTTGGTGAAGTCGAGTTCGGTGTCCTCCAGCTTCTCAGGTGCGCAGTTGTACCAAGGCTCCGCCTCTGCACCCAGCAGGTTCGTATTGGCGAGCTTGTTGTACAGGAACGGCTTGTCGGCCATGATCTTGCCCTTCTCGTCGAGGTGCATGACGAGCTTGCCGTACTTCACAGCCCAGTCACCCAACGCCTTCTTTCGGGAGCCCTTCGGCATGGCAGCCCACAGCGCATCGAACAAGGTGATGTCACCGTGCAGCTCGATGTGGTTCAGCACGGACATGCCGGCCACTTGGATCAGCTGGTCTAGCTCCTTGCCCTTCACGTTGATAACGCCGACAGCCTCAAGGATGGACTCCTTGCCAATCATCAGAACGGTGGTGATTTCAGTCTTCATGGTGTAACTCCAACGGTTAGTGTTTCCAGTGGAGGCAACGATACGCTGCCTCGCAAGAGCACTCAGTAGCCAGCCCAGTTGCGCATTGTTTTGTAGTCGTCGAACGACTCTTCGTACGGCTCTGTGTTGTCAGGTGTGTGGCATGAGTTGAACGCATGCACAACCCACTTGCCTGTTTCAATGTTGTAGCTGGCCCGCCTGTACCAGTCGTGCTGCTGTGCCCAGCGGACGTGTCTAGCTTCCATCACAGGCCTCCTAGGTCGAAGTCGAGGACCATACGCACAGCCCCAGCACTACGCACAGCTGCCTCAAGCTCAGGCCGACTCCGCTCGTAGTTCTCCCGGCTCATAAGTGTGCTGTACACCACTTCCCCAGCCTCGTTGTAGCCTGTGACCTTAACCATCACTCACCTCGCTGCATTATGCCCTTTAGGGCTGAAGGACAAGCCAGCGGTAGGCTTCTGCCCACCGTAGTTATCGACACGCATACGCTTCTTCTCGTACGTCGCATCAGGTCCCATTTCATTCAGTTTCTGCACCTTACGTTCACGCCTTGCAATATCCTTGTGCCGTCCAGCTTGCGCCTTCATGCTAGCAATGATTGCCTTCCCTTGTTCCCGCTTCAGAGCACGCTCTGCTGGGGTTAGTGGATCAGCGCCTTCAGGCCAAGCGGTTACTTCCTTTGAACGTGCCATTCCACAACCTTCTGAGTAGTTTCGACAGCAACCTGATCCCGTACTTGCCCGGATCGGCCTAACCTATTCAGGTTGCTGTCGGAACTACTCGTGTAGTTCTTGCCTCAGTTGAGGACTTCAGAGGGTAGAGGGCTCGGAGTCGTGGGAGTGCCTTGTTAGGTAGCTCGACGTGCTCTGTCAACGCTTGCTCTACAAACTCCGCCTAGGTAACGTCACATCGTGGCGTATTCTGGACCCTAGGTGGAACGCCTCACTCTACTTCAGCCTGAGGCACAACCGTACATTAAGTCTTTGTCGTTAAGAGCGGGCGCTTACTGTTACGACCCCGGCCTTGGTTAGCGTCTGCTATCCGCGCCTCTGCCTTATCCCTTTGCAGTGTATCCTTCATCCACCTTTACGCATCTGCGTCCAGCTTCAGTAGGTAGTGACTGCCTCCAGTGTCGGTGGCATGTACCTTGGTAGTGCTTTAGATCAGAGCCAGAACTGCGCCGCCGATCAAACCAGTCAGGACGAACATCAGAGCAGCGAACAAGGCAACATCAGTAGAGCTAGGGCCTTGCTTATCGTAAATGCTCTTGCGTTTCATGTTCGTATCCTTAGTTGGTGAGGTGAACTCTACAGCGTGTGTTGCGTCCTGTCAAGCTCAGTAGGTTGGACCTACCTTGCTACCAACCTACCCATGACATCTGTTCGGTTAGTGGTTCGCATCTTACCGTGTTGCTGTGGAGCCTGTCAACCTGCTTTATTCGCTACCCTTGCCTGCCGGTCTTACGAGGTAGCTACTGAGCTTAGCTAGGTTCCGACTACCACCTCAGTATGTCGAGTCAGTGAGTCAGTCTGTAGCGTTGAACTGGTGCCCATGTTGCCTAGGTTAGTGATCAGTGTCAACCACTATCTCTACCCTCTTCACTAGACCGGATGTGAAGTCCTTGTCTCGGTGAAGAGGTGGCCATTAAGCCTGAACCCTCTGAGCAATGCAATAGCCTAAACAGAAGTATTTACTGATCAATTAATGAGCAACCCTATGACTGATCAAATACTGACCAGTGTGATCCAATCTGGTTAAGAAGTGATCAATGCATTGAGTTGATCAATAAACAACCAATTATGACCAAAACAAGGGTTCTAGTTCTGAAGCCGGATAACATGGTAGAGCAGAGCGAAACCGAGACAGATCCTTCTGTAGAGCCAGAGGCATGGTATGGAATATCCAGAGGTATAACCCTCTGCAATCTAAAGGAGGCTCCAGAGGTATCTATAGAGAGTCACAGAGGCATCACAGAGTGAGGTCATGAGTTCGTAGTCTCCTGCTACGCAGTCAACCACTCACTAGAGATAGGCTAGAGGATCAGTCAGGTATCAGTCAGAGTCTAGTCAGGACTCAATAGAGATAGAGCTAAGCACTCTAGTACTCTCACATAAAGAAACAGGACCATAGATAGGCTGAGGCAGAAGAAACAGAGCGCCCTCCCTCCTGCTATCAATCCATCCAGAACACCAGTGGTTAGGTGTACCAGTAGGCGCTTAGGCTCGCATCCTCCTGCTACGCAGTCAGATACTCACCACGCTATGCAATGAGGTAGAGGTTAGGTGTTGACAGTAGGCATTGAGCATGATGTAATGCAGTCTCCTAGCTAGATCACTGAGGTTCAGAGGTTAGCTAGGCTGATGCCAAGGGATGACCCCACCCACCCTCGCAGGCATTCAGTACGTCCGGGAGGACAGGCATGGGGGCAATAGGGATGCGTGTCGGGTCGGGAAGGCCCTCGCGAATCTAAATAACTTTTAGGTGCTCATAGAACCATCCAGATCACCAGTCAGTCTTACGGGCACGCTCAAGGATACGCTCTAGTGCTCGGTTGTACTCATCTAGCTTACGCTTAGCCTCTTGGGCTGCCTTAGCCTTAGCGAAGTCCAGTACCATGTTTCCTCCGGACGTGCAGAACTCTCCCCAGTACCCGAAGGCACCGAGGATCACTCTATGGTGGTTGGTCTAGCCTTAGGCTACGACAGCATCCAGCGCAACCTTCAGGGCAGCAAGGTTAGCATCGATCTCAGCTGCACGGGCTACACCGATCTCAGCGATGGTGTACTTACCTTGGCCGAGCTTCTGGATGTCCAGTGCAGCTTTACGGGTAGCGTCCAGCAGTGCAGCAACTTCAACGACGGTGGAGGTAGTGATAGAAGCCATGGGTGTTATTCCTTATTGAATGGAGAGGTAGGGCGAGCGATTGCTCTGACCGCACGGATGCAGCCATCTTCTAGGTGGGTACGGGCCAAGGCCAGATCCCTCTTGTCGAGGTCAGGCACTAAGGCTACCAGCAGCTCAAGTACATCAGCTGCCTTCTGCTCTAAGTCCTTTACCCGGTTGATGGCGCTGATCTCTACTTCAGTCAGCGCACGGTAAGTCTTGATGCTGGACATTAGCTAGCGCTCAGGACGATACCGGTAATCACGCCACCGACAATAGTAGGTGTACCGAAGGTGCCGGAGCCAGTCACAGTACCGACCGCAACCTTAACGCCACTGGTCAGGGTCTTCTGGGTACTCGGCAGCACAGGGCCTGCACCAGCAGCCACGAGGGCGGTCTGCAAGGCCAGCAAAGCGTCGTCGATTGCAGCAGCCTGTGCAGCAGTGATCGGGGATGCATCTTGTGCGAAGCGTTGGGTCAGGGTTGCTGCGATGGCACACCGACGGCGTACCTCAAGTTGTACGGCAGCGGTCTGGGATTCAATTGCCATTTGGCGATACTCCATTAAGTGAGTTGCACAGCTCAAGCGCTGCGTGGTAATCCAGAAGGCCCTGTGTGAGCCCTCCGTACGTGCCTGCGTCGATCAAAGGATGGACGCATGCTACGGGGTCATTTACAGCGGAGCGTTGCGCACAGGCTGTCACGGACAGGCACAGGAGTAGCAGCATCGCGAACTTCAGGGCTCGCATCGAGCACCTCCTTCAGTTGTGCTCTGGCAGCACTAGCAGCCGCCGTAGCGACCAGCACCTGCTTCTGGATGTTCCGGCGTAGCGTGTCAGCGTCTGCCAGTGATTGCAGGGCCGTGTCGCGCTGGTCCTTGTACACACCAGCGGCACGGTGCTCTGAGAGCGCTGCGTAGCCTAGCAGGCAGCACAGCACAGCCATCGCGATGATGGTCTTGGTAGTCCAGATCATAGGCCACTCCGGCAGTACGCTGCATCGTCCCGGCGACGGTTCTCAAGGCCCTTGCTGGGCTTCCCTTGGATCGTAGCCTTGTAGCCCTTGGCAACGCCTAGCTTGCCTTTCCATGGCGCCTCAATCGCATTACAGGCTGCCAGCCAGTCGCCCTTACCCAGCGGCACGGTGAACCGGGTGTGAACCCAGCCACTCTTGCCGGTGTTGATGGCGAGGGATGTGAATGCAGCGTGTACGCTCGCAGGGGCGCTCTCAGGCACATACAGCTCAATGGCCTTATGGTACTCGCGGTACATCTGCACGAGGTCTGTATCGCACTCCTGCACGGTGTAGCGGGACTTCACGGGACCGACGGTCTGGCCGTAGCACCACGTCTTCACACCACCGCCATCAAGGTACGGGGTGTACGAGACACCCTCCTTCAGAGCGACGTACGACGCACCAGCAGCTAGGGCGCTAGTCAGCCCCATCGCCAGTAGTCTTTGTTTTAGCATTACGATCCTTGCGCCAAGCGGCGACTTTCATTACGAGGAATACGGTCGAGATCAGGAAGTAAACCCCCGAGATGATCGCCACCCAGTCAGGCAGGCCGATGCCTGCCACACTCACGCCAGCTATAACAGCCGAGGCGGAGCTATTGCCGATAGTACCGGCGTCTTCCGCCACGTGCTGCATAACTGTCATGCTAACGTCTCCGTCGTTGAATGCTGTTCCGGGTTCCTTTAAGGCGCTTAGGTGCGTCCTCGTAGCCCATAGGGTTGTCCATGAATGTACGTGCGTCCTGCTCCCGGCGCTTCTCGGCTGCCTTGTGCTCATCTACAGCTAGCACAGCCTTCCAGTAACGTACACTGCCAGCCCAAGCCTCAATCCTGTCGTCATGCGCCAGAGAGTTCCTGTCGGTGGTGATTGCGCTGATCTGCTGGAACAGGGAGTAGTTGTTGCGCTTGTCGGCCCCGTGCTGCTTACCGTACTCTACGTCAGACAGGAACACCTGCTTGTGCAGGATCACCCGGTGGCGTTGCATGGCACTCACTACGGAGTCGATGATGCGCTTCTCTTTCTGCCCTGTGCTGTACTCGCCAATGACGCCCACGCAACCGTACCAAGGATCGGCAGGGTAGTGGTCGCCTGTCTCAGACACGAAGCCGAGCTTGAGCTTGTCTAGCATAGCGCGCAGGTTGATCTCAAACAGGCCGTGGCCCATGTTGCTCTCCACCTGCACGATGGTGACTGTGTAGTGCTTCATGAGCTTACACAGCTTGATGCCGTTGGCCTCGGTGAGCCCGCCCTTAATACCACCCACGTCAAGCGAGTGGATGTAAGAGCCTACCGCAGTACTGATTCCGTACCCCATCTCATCCGCACCGCCGCCAGCCGGGTCGATGTACATCATACGTAGCAGAGGCGCCACGAAGGCACACTCTACAGACACAGGATGGTACATGCTCGTCATGGCTACAGGGAAGTCCAGAGCCAGAGGCGCTAGGTACTTCGGGTCTGCACGGTACGGGAGGATCTCAGGGACGGACTCGTAGTCGAAGTTCGCAACCATGAGGTCGCTAAGCTTCAGCTGTTGACGGGCTTCGTCGGATAGACTGGTGTCGAGCATGTGCTGGAGACTAAAGTCTTCAGGGCCTTTGTCCAGTTCTTTCTCAATGAGGTCGTCTTCGGTGTACCGATGTGGGTCAGAGGGCTGGCCTCTGGTTCCGTCGATACCCCCACCTGTCTGCAAGGACGGGTCGGCTTGAATGCGCTCCGCAAGGAACGGTGCCAGTCGGCTTCCATACTTCTCTACCTCTTCTGGCGTTGGGAAACGTCCCGGCCAGATGCGGACTTGGAAGCCTCGACCCGGTAGGGAGTTGTAGATGCTGTCCTTAGTCTGAGGCGTGCCTAGGTACAAGATGTCGCCGTGCGTACAGATCGACGAGAACTCTTTAGATAGATGCTTGAGCTTGTTCCTTTCGGTACTAGTCATGGCATTCTTCGGAGATTCGATGTCGTCCGGGATCAGCAAGTCTGCCCGTTTACCGGGGAGGTTAGCCGTAATCCCGACACAGGCTACCGACGGTGATTTGTCGATACCCTTGAGCGTATAATGCACGTCGAACGCGGAGATGCTTGAGCGGTCCCCTGCTTGTCTGTCTGGGCGCAGATACTCCAGAATGTCCCATGTAGTGATGATACGTACGATCAGTGTCGCAACTTCCGACGCCTGTACTTCGCCTGCGGATACGATCAATACCCGAGTCGTAGGGCGCTGGATGATACGCCACACTGCATAGAGGGCTGCGAGGGTGGACTTAGCCTCCCCTCGCTGGGCCATCACCATGCGTAACCGAGCACCATACTGCATGTACTCTGCAATGTCTGCCTGCATCTTGGTTAGTGGGAAGCCTAGAAACGACATGCCGTCCACTGCGAAGTCTACAAAGTTTAGGTAGTTCTCCGCTACTGCCTCAGCATGTGCGAATCTAAGTGCTTGTTCCATTAGCCAAGTGCCTCCTTCTCGTCATTCTTAACCAACTCAAGTACCTTACCGGCGCGCTTAGAGCGTTCCTCGGCAGCAGCCTTGAGCTGAGCTTGTAGACCCTTGAGGTCTTGCTTGTCTGCTGGGTCAGCAGTAATTGCGTTGTCCTTGAGGAACTTAGCAGCACCGGACAAGGTGGCAGCGTCCGTAGGGATACCGTCAGCCAAGTCCTCAGTAATGCGGGTCGAGTACGACTTAGTTACTAGTGCGTGCAGTTCCTCCAGCTCCGTGAGGGAGCCGGATTTACGTGCCATATGGTTCTCCTTGTTAACGCTCGAAGACGTAGCCATAACCGAATATAGTCAAAGACGGTGCCGGCCCTGCGCCCATGATAATCACCTGCCCCTGTGTTGCAGGCTCTCGGCTTACCTCAATTTCGTGACGGACAATCGTCGGGAAAGTCTGCCCTTGACTACCAACAACTTGCATGAAATTACCAGCTGTTGGGGTCTGCTGCTGCTCTGCCAAGAAGTAATACGCCAACCCATTCACGTTGGTCATAGCAACGATATGTGTTGTTGTCTGCGGCGGGGCCATACCAGATGTATTGATAGGCGCTGGTGTAGTACCACCGTATGCACTGAGCAGCAAGAACGGCACGACCACGCTATTGCCTTCAATGTAGGTAAGGGTGCTCTTGACTAGATCATGGCGCCACTTGTACATATTACTGGATGAGTTGGCCAACAGACTGCCAACATAGCGCCGGGAAGTGTCCCCGGTCTTTTGGTAAGCCGTGCCATAGTATTTGACTGGGGCAGTTGCGCTGAACTCCAAGTCAGCGGCCCCGGCGTTGTTGTACAGGTACACATGCGTGAAACCCGAGGCTACCAAAGTGATGGCGGTCTTAACTAAGTCCGATGGGACGTTTAAGTAAGTGCCATTCGGGAGCATAACCTGACCTGCGGTCACGGTCATAGCCCGCGCGCCTTGGAACGTCATGCGCAACCCGTCGATGTAACCAAGCCCCACCCCTTTGGCAGAGGCAGCACTAGTGGCAGCGGCAGCAGCGGATGCTGCACTGTCCGATGCTGAACCAGACGAAGCTGTAGCCGAGGCTGCGGCCTTGCGGGAGTAGTGGAAGGCACTGTACAGACCTCCTGCTACAACCATATCCTCAACCTCTGCTGCCCATTTCTGAGCGAGGGTAGATGACGCGGCAGCGGCGGCTTGGGCAGCCTCCGCCCCTGTCTTAGCGGTAGACGCTAGACCGGCTTGGGTTGTCGCTACACCTGCCTGCGTGGTAGCTGTACCAGCAGCGGTTGTCGCTGTACCTGCCTGTGCAGTGGCAGTGCTTGCACTGGTGGCGGCAGCCCCTTGACTAGCAGCAGCAGCGCTAGCAGCAGCCTGCGCTTGGGAGTTCGCAAGGTATGCACCCTGCGATTCAGTCCTGACTTGACCTAGGCTGATAGCATCCCCATCTGCCACTGCTGGCCCGACGTTGGAGATGGTATTGCCGTGCATGTTCAATGGGGAGTAGATGTCACCTACGTTAGCCCCCTCTACCGCCTCCTGCGCAATGTGCAGGATCTGGCGGAAGTCGTCGTCTAGGGTTGAGTCCTTGAACTGGGCGCCTAGTGAGAACACATGCCGCACTTCAGACAGGTCAGTAGTACGACGCACTAGCAACTCTACGCCGTTAGGGACTACCGAGTTCATATGGATGCTGTTAGCAGTGGCCCATGTATAAGCAGTGGTCGGTACGTTGTTTAGGTATACCGATATCTCCGACGTGTCGAAGAAGTTAATGCTCAGACTGAGCAACTGCAACGTGCCGTCCGAGACGGCACGCTGAGTTGAGTACGCCATTATTACTCCTTGAGGGCTGCGCCAATAGCACGGATGCCCGGAATGATTGAGAGGATAGGGGTTGCGCTCAAGGCAGCTTCCGCTGCACCTGCTGCACTCCCTTGGGCCACCTGCCCGGCAGTCTTGTACAGACGGTCGATCATGATTAAGCCCGGTGCGCCAAACTGCTGCTTCTGCCCTGAGATGATACCGAAGGCTTCAGAGAACAACCCGAAGGCACCCATCTGTCCGAGGGACTTAGCTACAAGCTCCTTCTCGTCCTTAATGGTCTTGCCTTGGATAGTGGCGTTTGCGAGGTTGGCCAAAGCCGCCAGTGGGAACTGGTACAGCATGGTCAAGCTCAGACCTGCCAAGCCATCCCGGTGCAACGTACCTGCCAGCACCTTGTTATGGGCGCCTAGCACGAAGCTACGGAAGGTGAAGATGAACTTACCGAGCTGGGAAAACTGTGCGAATGCAGGGATCTCTCCCGTGCGGTTGCGCAGCACTGCGTCGTCAGCGGCCTTATTCAACGGACCACGGACCTTAGCCCATGTACCGTCTGACCACTTCGCAGTATCCATGCCGTGACGTTTGATGTCATCAGTTAGCTCTACCATTATATCCGGCTTCAGCCCGTACTGCTCCATGGTGTGCATAGCCCGCTTGTCGCCCTTTGCGGCCTTGTGCAAGGTGTCTACCATGAGGTTCGCCATTACACGCGCCTGATGCGTCTGCACGTACTTCTGAGCGTTCATGTACGGTACCAGCTGCTGTGCTTGGCTCATTGCAAGCTGCACGTTCGCAGAGGCAGGGATCTCGAAGTTGTCCTCCAGACGTTGCACGAACGGGCGCATGCGGATGTCCGCTGAGCTGTTGCGTGTCAGGATGTCCTTCAGTTGCGTCGAGGCACCTATGTCCTTGCTGATGCTGGTATAGAGCTGGCGGGCTCCCGGCATCTCCTTGAGCATGTACCCGAGCGTCTTCAGCATGCCGTACCGGGCCATCATCGGAGCGTACTCAGTTACCTGCCACAACCCGGACGAGGCGAGCCCCACCATCCTTGTAGCAGCCTGTGAGGCGCGCATAAGGGCTGGCATGTCGTCGCCAACTGGTTTGCCTTGGATAGCGTCCATGGTGTCGTCAAACAGCTTCGCCGCCTTTCCACGCTCCGACTCGCCCTTGACGGAAGCCAGAGCCTCCTTCCGCAGCTTGTCTACTGCCGACTGGTCTTCTAGCCCCTTGCGAGCCAAACCAGAGCGACCGGACACAGTGTCCAAGTACCGCTCAGTGATGTTCGTTAGGTTCGTGTCGATCAGGTCAGCCACGTTCACGAACTCACCACCCGGCAACTGCAAGCCTGCCTTCATGTCGATGTCGATACGGTGCTTAAGTACAGACGCCTTACCAGCCTCGTCAGTCACGCCTGCCAGCACGTCCATCGCCCGTTGCAGGCGGTCACCCTTAACCCCGGCACCGTTCAAGATGTCCCTGATCTCAGCGAGGTTGTCGTTACCAGCGTGGGAGCGGAATGCGCTATCCTCGAAGTACCCCTTACGGCGTGTGCGGTCTAGCAGAGATTTAGCGATGTCACCTGCCAGCTCTGCATCCCAACCGTTCGCTCTACGCATGCCTGTAGCCAGCATACGCACCAAGCGTGACCGTGCCGCATCCTCAGTCAACCCGGAGGCAATGAGGCGGGCCTCGACACCCTCGATCTTGCCGAGATCCCAGCGGCGGCTGAAGTAGCCCGACGACTCGGATACCTCTTCAGCACCCCGTACACCGGAGGCCTTCATCTCAGCGAGCGTGGCCTTAGCCAGCTTGTCGAGTGAGTCGGCCATGTGCTTGATGTCCTTGTCGGCATGTGCTTGGTGCATCTTACCTAGGCGCTGACTCTGCTCACGGGTGAGCATCTCGATAGCCACCTCACGCTCAATAAGGCCTTGTTGTTCCAATGCCTGCTTGGGCTTCAGGATGCGCTGCAACAGGCCGAAGCCCTTACCAGCCAGCACCTCCTTTAGCTTGTCCTCGTACGCATACTGCAACGGGGCAAAGTCTGCACGGACTGCACGGGCTTGGTTCACTACGCTGTCGCCTGTCATGTCCAGTGGGTTGTCCACGAGAATGTCGGCAGCCTTCTTCATGTCAGTACCGAAGCTGGCCAAGGTCTTGTGCAATGACCAGCTGATGCCACGGGCAACCTTGATGGTGTTCGTGTCCTCGTTCTGTATGATCGAACCTGCGCCTGCTGGTGTATCGTCTGGAGCTGCGTGCAGCATACCTGACTCGTACATACTGGCTGTGCCGTCGGCCTCGATCACAGTGGACTTCACTGTAAGAGGCTGGGACATCAGGTCGTCAGTCAGGCCGAGTGCACGGGTGAAGGCGCTGCTCTCGTTCGCTGGAATACCCAGCAACTTACGGACAGCCTCTACCACCTTGTTCAGCACAGTACCACCAGCGGCTGGGATACCCTTCAGGAAGTCATAGAACTCCTTGTTCCCGCTGTACAGCCCTGCCATGAACTCGTCAGCATTCCCGAGGTAGTACTTGGCTTCCTGCCCTAACGCCTTAGAGGCACCAGCTGCTTTCGCCATTGCGTGGAGATCGTCGATCTGCTTGGACAACCCGCCGAGGGTGCTGGCAGGTGCTGACCGGCCATACCGCAGGCGGTTCGCAGTGAGGGCATGAGCGATCTCATGCATCTTAGTCCAGTCGCTCGCACCCTCTGCCAAGGCAATACGGTTACGCCCGAAGTGGTACCCAGAGCGTCTAACGTCAGCTACCACGCCCACAGGTACATCATCAGCCAGCTCATGCAGACGCCGTGCTAGCGTACCCAACATCACGTCACCGGAGGTATCGACGATTCGCTTCAGCTCAGCCTTGGCGGTAGTCTCTGTCCCTGCGGTGAACGGCTTCATCTTGCCGCCCTTTATGGTCTGCTCGAACACCGGCACAGCCGACTCAGCTTTCTTGCCTAGCTGCTTCGGCAGGTTAAGAGTACCGGGTTCTGTGACCTTAGCTTGCGCCTTCAGCTCGGCCCGTACTGCATTACCGTGGGCACGCACTCGGCTCTCAGACCATCCCATAGCATTCTGGGCGAACTCTACGTACGCCCGGTCGGCCTTGCTGGTCTTGGTCTGGGATGCAATGTACGACGCCTTGTCGATGTCGCTCTCGAAGACCAGATCGAACTGCTTCTGCCCATACGCATACCGAGGCTTGGCCCCGGCCAGCTCTTGCGGCAGCCGTGCATCAGGGGCCTCGGTGGCCGATGTGCTTACGGTGGGCTCTACACGGGTAGGCCGCACAGTGGCAGCTGGGGTGGGTGCCGGTGCAGCAGTAACAGGCGCAACAGCTGGGATGGCCTCAGGCATAGCTGCCGGATCAACCGCTGTACTTGCTGGCCTCGCTGTAACCGGCTGAGCCACCGCCGTCAATTGCTGAGCTGGGAACTCCGGGTCGGCTACTTCCAGCTTACGGGTGAGCGGGCTGTAGAATGCAGCGGTGGCCGCCCCGTTCAGGAGAGCCCCGGCAATTACCTCGGTGTTCGAGACTACACGGGACTGCCCTTCGACTGCTGTGATGCCGACGGCCCCGGTAGCTGCGGCAGTGCCAGTAGTCAGGCGCTGCAACGCTGTACCGGCCTTAGCCGCCGCCACCAACCGCCCAGCCCCTAAGCTGAGCACGTCAACCCCAATGTACGCTGGGTCGATCATCATGAGGCCGAAGCTAGCTACAGAGTGGTCGCCCATGAGCCGGGAGTTCTGGTTGAAGCGGGAGATGTTCCCGATCCAGTAGTCGAACTCATCCTGACTCTGGGCCTTCATCAGACGCTCGCGGTCGTCCTTGGTAAGCTGCATACTGATGCCGGGGATGTGCTCCCCGGCATTGAATCCCTCTTGGTGTGCGAAGTCAGGCCCGGACGCCCACCGATAGGCAGCCATCGGGGACATCTCGTCAAGGGTGGCATCTACAGACGTACCGAGGCTCACCTTCTCGCGGCGGTTCTCTGCCTGCTGAATGAATGCACCTGCCGTTGCAGGCTGGCCCACGAGTGCAGACTCCTGCGGGACATTCACTGGTGCCGTGTAGTTGGCTCGGGCGGCGTCTGCACGCTCCGGCAGAGTCGTGTCGAACGTAGGGCTATCGTATACTCGTGGATCAACTTGCATAGGTCTTACCTCATAGCGGATTCAAGTTTAGAGACGTACACAGCCTTCCGTGAGTCGGGGCTGCCTTTGTACGCCGGTGTTTCCTTCAGGGCCTTCAGGGCCCCTGCTTTATCCCCAAGGGAGATGTAGGCCAGCAGGTCTGGATCTCGTGCAGATTTAGGCGACTGGTACGCCAGCTCCCCGAACAACCGGAGATACGGTTCACCCTGCACGCCAATGCTGCGCATCGTCTTCTGGGCCATCTCGGCAGCGTCGTTCGAAGCACGCATGAACGTGTCCCGGATCTGGCCCGGAGTGTACGTACCGCCCGGAGGTGGGCGCTGGTAGTGGTTGTTCGTCTGGTGGATACCCACCCCGAAGCTGGTGCCGCCTGAGTCAGCGTACGGCTTGTCGTTCACACCTTCAGATGCCACTATGTCCGACCGGAGGGTCAGCATATGCGCAGGCTCTACGTTCGCAGTGTTCAGGCCATTGAACTGCACACCCTGCACACTCTTACCGGGACCGACCTGAGCCGAGGCCTTAGCTGCGTCTGCATCGAGTTGCGACTGCACGAACGGTGCCACCGTCTTAGGGTCGAGGATACCTGACTTCACTACCCGGTTCTGCTCGTTCAGCTCACGGTACAAGAGCTTGTTCGTAGGGTCCACACTCCACGCAATGCGGTTGCCGTCAGCGGGCTTCATCATTGTGTCGATTGCTGCACCTACGTACTTCTGGTCTGCGTACTGCGGCACACCGAAGTAGGACTGCACTGTCTGCCCACGCGGCATTGTGAGCGGGCCGCTCTCTGTGTCAACAGTCCGGGCAGCCAACGAGGCGAGGGCCTTGGCCTTACGGGAGCTGGCCGACAGGGTTGGGCTGGTCTGGGAGATGATTGCCAACTCTTCAGCCAAGCCGATCTGCCCTTGGGCTCGGATCTCAGCTGTACGGTCTGCACTCTCGAACCAGCTACGACCGGTGCCCATGCGCAGCTTCGCAGACTCATCGGCACTGAAGAAGCTCTGGGCCTTCTGGCTGATAGTGCCCAGCAGTTGTCGGTCGTCGATCTCCTGCACTACGGTAGCATCCTCCTTACGGGCTGCTGCCACCATCTCTGTGCGGAGGCCTCCGGTCTGCTTGTCCTGCATCTGCTTAGCTCGGGCCATGCGGGTAACTGTCAGCGGATCGGCTACGCCCTCCTTCTGAAGCTCCGACATGTACAGGGCCAAGTCCTGCTGGTCCGGGCTCATGCTTTGCAGGAACTTCGACTTAGCGCCGGGGTTCGTCTGCTCCGCAATGCTCAGCGCCGACAGGGTGTCAGTCACCAGCTTGGCGTTCTGCGGGTTGATCTCGTCACCGTAGCCTAACTGAGCAAAGGCGGGCTTCAAGTACGTACCAGCCTGCGTAAGCGCCGAGTCCATGCCGCTGTTGTTGCCGATGACCATGAGGCCCTGTACGACCTGCGGAAGTGGGGCGTCCTTGTTCACCTTCAGCCAAGCCTTTAGGCCAGCGTCTTGGTCCTTACCCCGGCTGAACAGCGTCTGCTGGTCCCCGACTGAGTAAGCCTTTGCCAGTACAGAGTTATCGCCGTTGGTGGCTACTGCGTGGAAGTAGTCCTTCAGTACAGACTCCCGCTTACCGATGCCGAGGATACCGGACTCTTCAGCCTTACGCAGCTGCGCATCCACTTCCTCGTACGTCTGCGTCACGCCGATGTTTGGGTCTTTCCATTCAGTGGTCTTGGCAGCTACCCACGTCTCGAAGTCCTGCGAGCGCACGACCTTGACACGATCTACGGCAGTGCGGTGTGCCTTGTCTACCTTGATCTGGTCTTCGAACGAGAGCCGGGACATCATGGTCCCTTTCGTACCATCAGCGAAGTTCACCTCGGTGTTCTTCATGCCGTCGTACACAGCCACGTTGTCAGAGCTGGAGGCGTACTCCATAGCCTGCCGGGTCATGTCCAGCTGCATCTGCGGGGTGAGCTTAGGGTTCTGCCACACGTCCTTATAGATAGCACCGACAAAGCCCTGCACTTCCTGCTGGTACAGCTGCATGTCGCCCTTGGCCGCGTCGAGGTTGCCCCGGCGAACAGTCATAGACTGCTGGATCGACTTCTGCTCCTGCTCCAAGATCCAAGCAGCACGGGTGGTGGTGTACTTCTTCTGGGCGGCTACTTCATCGTTAGCCATCTGGCCGAACATGGCCGCACGCTGCTGCTTCGACATCCCGACCAGCTGATCCTGAAGCGGCTTACGCTTCTCGGCCATATAGTCCTTGAACTGCTCAGGGGTGCCCTGTGCCAACCGAGGGAGGTCGAGCTGGAGTTGGGCCTGATGCTGGCTCACAGCTACCCGCCCTACCGTATCCCGGTAGCCTGCCGATGTCCAGTCCTTGGTGAGTGGGTTAGTGTCGAGTTCTTCCTCGCTCTTACCCTGCGCCGCAGCCTGCACACCTTCTAGGTACTTCGACTCAAGCTGCTCCTTGAACGCATTGTCTGCTATCCGCGCCCCTAGTGGGATCAGAGATGAGACGATGCGGTCTGCGGTAGACTCCGACTTAGGTGCTATGCCACCTGCCTGCCCCTGACTGAACTTACGAACGTCGGGACCAACTTGGCCGATACTGCTTTGACGCACCTGTGCGGTGCCCTGAGGCGCACTGATGTTCAGTGGCCCCGATGCACGTAATACCATGGTGTTACCTCGATAGTGTGAATCCGGCTTGAGCGCCGAAGCTTGGTTCTGGCTTGGAGCCTAGGCCCAAGTCCATCTTAGCGCCTACGTACTGACCTGCTACAGACATGGCTGCGCCTCCGAGCATGGCCAGCTGGCTAGCTCCCTTGCCGATCTTCTGGCCGTTCCGGAACTCGCCTGTGGATACTATGGAGTTCTGCCCATTCGTAACTAGGTCGTACAGTGCTGTGTTGTAGTTGAGGGCGTTCACCTCGTTCTCGTCGGTGATCTGAGCCCGCACCTTGTCAAACGCCATCTGGATGTCAGACTGCACAGCGTCAACCGAGGCACCTACAGTACCAGAAGCCGCAGCGTTCACCGCCGCAGACCCTAGTGCCGCAAGTTCCCCAGACGAGGCATCGAACTTCCGCTGTTCTAGAGCACGTACCTCCTGTGACTTCTGTACGTTCAACATCCCAACCCTGAAGGCTTGGGCTTGGAAGTTCTTAGTGTTGGCTTCCATGACGGCTTTGGACTCACCTACGTAGTCCAAAGCTCTGTCTCGTTGCTGAATGGCATAGCTACCAGCCGCATCTGCGGCCCCGGCTGCTGCCTTGTTCTGAGACATCATCGACATGGCAGCCATTGCAATCAATGGCCAAACCACGGGTTATCTCCTTCTGATACGTGTATTGAATCGGCCTGTGTAGTCAAGGCCGGTTAAGTTCAGCTCCCCTGTTCCCTCGGTGTACATCATCAGAACCGTAGTGTCTGCGTTCGTCCTTGCTGGAACCACGGCTCTAGAGGCTACCCCGTAACGGGCCTGCCCTAGTTCTAGCTCCGTTGAGCAGAACCGGAGGGTGGACTGATCCAACACCTCAGCGTCAAGGCTGGTGTTGTCTGTGACCTGCACCATGTACTCGCTGGAGTTCTGCGTAGAGATCCCGAACCTGAGTACCGTGAGCTTAGCCGACTCGATCTTGATCCCGTTGTGGTCTTGGGCAATCGGAGGCGTTGGGCTCATGAGGGAGCGGTACGGGAACCCGAAGCTCACCAACCCAGACGGGAATGACCGCACCGTGGTGAGTACGTTCCCGACATGGCTAGCGATACCCACCTCTTCACCTGCCAATGGACCTGTGCTGACAGACAGCTTTAACCCGGCAATGGCATCTGGGTCGAAGGTGGTCAGCCAAGAAGGGACCGTGCATTGGTTGTCGGTTACGGTGATCTCGCCGTTGAAGTCCAAGAACGGTCGCCGGGAGCTACTGAAGTTCAGGGCACCTTGCCGGGGGTCCATCGTACATCCTACCAGCAACCCGTTCTGAATGAAGATCACGTTGATGACCTCGTTCGAGAAGTATGCTGAGGCCACGGGGTACTTGAACCGCCAAGTGTGCCAAGCCTGCTGTACCTTTGTATCGCCGTCCCAACTGTACTCGTACACCACTAATGAAGAGGTGTCTCGACTCGGGGCAAACATCACCATGCTGGCCACAGAGGAAGCTACACCGAAGCGACACTGCCCGCCCATATACTTCGGGAGGTGGGCAGTTGCGTCGTTCGCTACGTACTGTGCGTCCGTGTACTGGCTGCTCACCATCTCCATGAACCCGAAGTAGTCCGAGGAACGTGGGGCTGAGAACAGCAGAGTCCGACCTACCGGAACAGGCTCGCTAAGGGTATCCACGGAGTACGCAGAGGTGAGCAGCACAGTGGCTGTTCGTGGAGTTACGGCATTACCACCGCTTGGGATTAGCGCTTGGTACTTACGGGAGAACAGCAGCAAGTCCTTCTGGAATGGGACGGCGTACTGGTACTCCGCAGAGCTGTTGGCGCTAGACCCTACTGCTATGGTGTCATTGTCCAGCAGGCTTGTTACCGTCGCCCGGTAGAACCGTCTAGGGTTGTTGCTTGCAGACATGTACACCGTCGAGCCAGCGAGGATCACCAAACGATTCTGAAAGGCTGCTAGTCCAGATGGTTTACGGTTAATGCAGAATGCAGGGCTAGGATTTGAGTCCTCGTCTCCTGCTAATCTACCCTCGTATGGTACGTCACCAAACGTCCACACACCGGCGGCGTAAGTGAGGCGAGTTGGCATACCTGTAAGGGAGGCAGGGCTGCCCCACACTCCGCACTCCAACCACTCCTTCCGTGCATCGTTGTACCGGTAGTACCTGAGCAGCCGTTGTTCGCCTACAGACATCACGTACCCACTCCACCCTGCTGGTAGGATTTGAGGTAGGTCAGCTTCTGTCCGCACCTTAGACACGTTGGACGGTTGGATGTAGCTCGACCCTGACGGCGACACAACAGACAGAATCCCGTTGGGTAGATTGTTTCCGCTTACACCAACGAACGCCCCACGCACCTCCACGACTACTTGGAGTGCAGCAAGGCCAGCGGGGTTCGATGCAGCTAGCCCAGCTGCAATAGCATCTGGTGTGGATGCCGCAGCGTCCCCTGCCCCAGTGCCGTTTGGTGTTGTGTAGATTAGGTCGATGGCCCCTCGGCTGTTAGTTACCGTGACCTTGTACTGCTTAGAGAATGTCCCGGCCCGTATGTAGAAGAAGCCTAGGCTATCTGGGGTGAACAAAGACTCAGACTGGGCGCCCAGTGTTGGCTGCTTAGTCACGTTCAGTAGGTAGAACTCGTCACCCACTGTGGTCCCACGTATGTCCTGAGCGGAGTTGGCCACTAGGTACGGGTTCACCGTCGGTGCGTACAGGGCTGTACTAAGATCCTCTGACATAACCAGAAGGCGCCCAGTGCGTACCCCTACGAATACGTGAACGCGCTGCCCTGCAATGTCAGTCTCCCACGCACGCACGCTGTTGACATCCTCGCCTGGGAATGCAATGTGGAACTTCTTGGTTAGCCCCGGCCTACGCCGTACGTTCGTCACGATGTCCGACACCATGTTGTCTTGTGCCGTCACCTGACCGACAAGCCGCAGCTTAGGTAGCTGCTGGGACACCCCTTGCAGGATGGTGGAGTAGGCGCCTTCGTAGCCGCTCATGTTATGACCTCATTGCTGAACGGAGTCGAGCATAGCGCCCAGACTTCCGGGTCGTATGTCTCATGTTCCGTAGGTGTTCGTTAGCGGCTAGGAACTCCGCAGTCTTTGCCACTTGCTTCCACTCCCCAACCACAGACTCCAGCCCGATGTCCACGAGGTAGATCTGCACCAGCGCTGTGTAGAACACGTACGTGGCTACCGACTCAGGTAGTTCCTCAAACGAGAGGCGCAGCTGGATGGTACCGGGGACTGGCTTGTCCCATAGGAAGTCTAGGGTGGTGGTGTTGAACAACACACCGTTACGCACTGTGCCCGGCTGCCCTTCAGCTGGGATAAACGCTAGGGTGTCGGTTGGTAGCGCTATGCCGCCCTCGCTGTCAGGGTACAGTGTGGTTGGGAACTCGTTGAACCACCAACCCCGCATCAGGGTCATGTCCACGTTCGAGTCGATCACAGGCAGGATCACTGCTAGTGTCGGGTGCTTCACATCCACTCGCGTAACCGGATGCTCGCCCAGTGCGGGCAAGATCAGGTTCACTGCTTTTAATAGATCCATGTTCTTTAGGCCCAAAAAAAA